TTCTTTATACTATAATAGGAGAAAAAAAAAGAGAACATAATTATGTGCTTAATAAATGTATGCAAATAAATACTAATGTTTTTAATTTGAATATGCAAGACCTCCCATACCTGAGAGAATGCGCAGGACATTATAATTTACAGCATAAACATATAAATTAACATTTCCAGCAGTCATAGCAGTAGTATATGTACTATCAGAAGTCATAGTTAAATTAAGAACAGCAGTATCAATTCTTGACATATTGAGTGTTCCACTTGGTTGATGTTCTTCTGGTTTAAGAGCAAATGAATAAACATTAATACCAGCATTTGATGGAATATTTTCGTGATGTTGGAATGGTTGTATTAAATTGAAATATGAACCATTTCTCTGTGCAAATCGATCATTACCATTTAATACTAATTTAGCATTAGCTACAGGATTAAGAGAGGTAATAGCACTATTGCCAATTACAGCTTTAATAGTGTCATAAGTTGCTGGTACTGCAGATACACCTGATGAAGATGTAGTATAGTTAAACCAATTATTATTTGTAGTTACCTGATTAGAATTTTTAACATGTGCTACCCAAACCAATTCTTTGCAAGGATGATTGAAAGATAATTTGGGCTTAATATTTCCACTTAAAACAGCTTCTTGTCCGGTGAATTGTAGTTGTTCAATTAGATATTCATGAGATAATTGGGCAAATCTACGTCTTTCATCTGTATCCAAGAAAATATAATCTACCCATAGTGATGCAGTAAAACCCTTAGTTGGAGCTGTTGCTGTTCCCTTACAATTATCAGCAGTTTCAAAATTGATATTAATCTTTACTTCATGATATTGAAGGGCAATTAAAGGAAGTGCAAGACCAACGTTGCGACAGAACCAAAATTCAAGAGGAACATAAAGCATATCAGTAATTACGCCACCTTTAGCACCAGTCATATCATTATATCCCTCTCTCTTAGAAACAGGAAGAGATAATTCATTCCAGATGTATAACCAATGTGAGTAATGTTTGTCTATCTTTTGACCACCTATTTCAATTTCGACATAATTTATCAATCTTAATCCAAAAAATGGGCACAATTCCTCATCATTATTTGACATATCAAGAGCCAAATACATACGATGTATTAAATCACCATTTCTAGATATTTGACAAGTTACTCTTTGTCCATATCCAGGGTTTCCATTAAAAGTTTGTTGTATTGCTTCAATTGAAAAGTTAGTATGACGGCGATATACTACCTTGAAGAAAGTTATTTGAGGATTACCAGTCAAATAGACATCTTGTGCACCATATGCTACGAGTTGAAGAAGACCACCTCCCATTTATGCTATATTCTTTATACTATAATAGGAGAAAAAAAAAGCAAGAATTACTCGTGTTATAAAAAAGCGAATTAGATGAAATTTATTAATTTGAATATGCAAGACCTCCCATACCAGAAAGAATACGGAGGACATTATAATTTACAGAATAAATATTTATATTATCATATGTTGTTTCACCTCCATCACTTTTATATGGTGTGGATGCATCAACTGAAAGAACAGCAGTATCAATTCTGGACATATTGAGTGTTCCGCTTGGTTGATGATCTTCTGGTTTCAAAGCAAATGAATAAACATTGATACCCTTGTTCATAGGGATATTTGTATGATGTTGATATGGTTGTACATAGTTAAAGTATGTACCCTTACGTTCAGCAAATCTATCATTACCATTTAATTGTAATAAGCAAGATTTGAATGGATTTGATGCACTGCTAATAGGTTGTATTCCATAAATATGATTTGTAGGTGATGATGAAAATGCATTTTTAGAGTCTGACATAGAGTCATCCATATTGAATAAATTAGAATTAGTATAATTATACCAATATTTAGATGATTCAGCATCTTTTTTAGCAGCAACCCATACTAATTCTTTGCAAGGATGATTGAAGTTGAGCTTGATGCGATTTTTTCCTACATTTAGTGATTCTTGACCTGTAAATTGCAATTGTTCTATGAGATATTCATGTGATAATTGGGCAAATCTGCGTCTTTCATCTGTATCTAAGAATAAATAATCAACCCATATGGCAGCTTCAGTAAATTCTGGAACACTTGCAACTGTACCAGATGCTACACATTTTTCTTTAGTTTCAAATTCAATCTTTAGTTTAACTTCATGATATTGTAAAGCAATTAATGGAAGGGCAAGACCAACATTTCTACAGAACCAAAATTCTAATGGAATATATAAATATGTTCCATCTGTTGAACTAACTCCTGATACCATATCAGAATCAGCGCCAACCATCATATCATACCCATATCTCTTTCCACTAGGTAAGGAAAGTTCATTCCATATATATAACCAATCAGCATAATGTTTATCTATTTGTTGTCCACCAATTTCTATTACAACAGATTTAATCATACGTAAACCTAAATAATTTACATATTTAGGGCTTCCAACAGCATTTGAAAGACCAGGTATCTTTGTCTGTAAATATATGCGATTTATTAAATCTCCATTGCGTGATATTTGACAATAAACTGTATTACCATATCCTGGAGTTCCATTAAAGGTTTGCTGTATAGGTTCCATTGCAAAATTAGTATGGCGACGATATACTACCTTGAAGAAGGTAATTTGAGGATTACCAGTCAAATAAACATCTTGTGCACCATATGCTACGAGTTGAAGAAGACCACCTCCCATTTATGCTATATTCTTTATACTATAATAGGA